ATTTCGGCAAGGGGGGTTTCATATCCCCTCTTCGCTTACTTGTGATAATGATTTTTTGGTTGCTAATCATTATCGCTGGGTAGCGAAAAGCCAAGCGGTTCGATAAGATACAACTGCGAAAAACGAAGTATGCTATCCTTCTTTAAATCTGGTGGATCAGGTTTATATTTTTATATGGGGTCAAGAATCCACGCTTGACCTCGCCAAAATCAAAGCGTGGAGCGTATGACAGAACAGCAATATGATTTATTTTATAAAACTTTTGGTGGAACTACTTTTCGACACATGATAACTTGGTTTAAATCTCAAGTAAATCAAAATAAGCCCAGAATTGGAATATATGACTACAATTTACCTCATAACCGCACAGTAATAAAATACAAAGGTCAAGCGGCAATTGAAAATTCTGGTTATTATCTAATGCTAAGAGAATTTAGGTGGAGCTTGCCTTTATTTCATGAAGAAGAAGACGGGCTTAAAAACACTTTTGAGGACTTTGATTTTGCTTACAAAGTTGTTTCGGGTAAAAATCATGATGATATTGCAATTTCTGAAAACGGCTCATTAAGCAATAAAAAAATCGAAAATATTGCCATGATTTACCATTTTTTAAAAAATAATAATATAAAAAACGATAAAGATTTAAAATTTAAGGGCATAGACACTGACATGTTTACACCTGTATTTGAATATGAATATGACTATAATCTAAAAAATATAAAAAAGGGTGATGTTGATATTCCATCGGTTAGCAAATTAAATTACGGAATTTTGTTTGAAAATGATGATTCAAGACTTAATTCTTTAAAATTACTTTATCAAGAATTAAAAAAGTATTTATATCCAATCGAACTTGTAAAGCTAGAAAATAGTTGGTATACACATATTAATCGCAATTTACAATAAACAATTTGACTAACAAAAATTAATAAATATTATGAAAGAGCAAAATTTTTTTGCAAAGTTAAGTAATTCAAGTGAAGTTATGGAAGATTTAGAAGATTTATCAACTGAGGAAATGAAGAAGCTAGTAGGCTATATAATGCCAATACTTGAAGCTGAAAAAATTACACCTTTAAGTAAATCTAATATAAAATCTATTCTTTGGAATTACAAAGACAATTTAAATAAAAAAATTCAAGAAAAGTTAATCAAGGAAAGTTATGACAAATCAAAACAATCGTAAAAGTTTTATTGTTCACAAAGACAGCTTAGTTATTCTCGATGAAATGTCCAATGAGCAAGCAGGAATTTTTATAAAATCAATTAAATTTTACCAAGAAAAAGGTTGCTTACCAGAATTAGATTTTGGCTTAAAGATGGCAATAACTCCTTTCATAAATCAATTTCAAAGAGACGAGGAAATATACAAAAAAACCTGTGAAGCTAGGCGTGAAGCTGGTTCGTTAGGTGGTAAGCAAAAGGTAGCAAATGCTAGCAAAAGCTACCAAAAGGTAGCAAAAGTAGCAGATAATGATAGTAAGAATAAGAGTGAGAGTGAGAGTAAGAGTGAAAATAAGAATGAGAGTGAAAGTGAAAATGGAAGTGAGATTAAGAATAATTCTGTTAAAAATAAAAAATTCATAAAACCAAATATTCAAGAAATTAAAGATTATTGTCTTGAGAGAAAAAACAATGTTGATGTAAATAAATTTTTCAATTACTACGAAGCTAACGGTTGGAAAGTTGGTAAAAATGCTATGAAAGATTGGAAAGCATGCGTAAGAACTTGGGAAGGTAATAACTTTAACAGCAACTCTAAAACTAATGATGAGCCTAAATTTTTAAGTCAATATCAACATATTTTAAATAAATAACATGGAACAAGAAAATTTTAATCAAGAAATAGAAGAAGCCCTATTGGGAACTATCCTTTCAAATAACATGTATTTGTTAAAATCACCAAACCTTGAAGCTAAACATTTTTACTTCGATGATTATCAAAAGATTTTTGAAGAAGCTATTAAAAGAATTGGAGCTGGTGAAGTTGTTGATTTCAGGATTATTTCAACATTTGTTAAAAACAATGGAATTGATACTAAAATTATTAAAAACCTGTCTAATGCTACTAGTGGACTAGTTGACATGGAATCTTATTCAAATGAAATAATTAGATTATGGCAAATAAGAGAGTTAAAAAAGATATTAACTTCGATAATAAGCGATAAAACAAGCGATTTTAATGCTATTAAAACAAAATTAGAGGGAGACATAGCCGACATATCAATAAACATGTCTAATCAGCCTAAAAAGATTGACAAAGTTATAGATGATGTTTTATCTAATCATCAAAAAGAATTAATCTTTACTGGCTTTGATAAATTAGATACTCTAACAGGAGGCTTTGAGCTTGGTAATTTAGTTATTATCGGTGGCAGACCATCGAGCGGAAAAACTACATTTTGTTTGAACTTTGCTAAAAATGTTTCTTTGAGTCATGGAGTTTTATTTTTTTCGATGGAAGTATCCGACAAAAGCTTGGCAAGAAAGTTTCTAAATGAAACAACTGGAGCAAGTGCTTATAGATTAAAAATCGGGGCAACAACCGAAGCTGACAAGCTATCGATAGAAAATAATAGGCATACTTGGAAAGATTATAATTTAATACTCGATCAAGAAAACGGCATAAATCTTTTAACAATTAGAAGCAAAATTAAACGGGCAATGCTTAAAAATGATATTAAAATGATTTGTATCGACTATTTGCAATTAATCGCAAGCTCGGGTAAAGAATTTTCACGGGAGCAACAAATATCAAGAATTGCGGAAGGTTTAAAGAAAATAGCAAAAGACTTCAATATTGTTGTTGTAGCCTTGTCGCAATTATCAAGAGCGGGTGATTCGAGAGAAAATAAAAGACCAATCCTAAGCGACCTAAGAGACTCGGGAGCTATAGAGCAAAATGCTGATATTGTTATGTTTACGCATAGAGAAGAATATTTCTTAGAGCGAGAAAAAGTTCCTGAACACTCAAAGCACTATGAAGATTGGCTTAAATGCTACAATAATGTAAAGGGCAAAGCAGATATTATTGTTTCTAAGAATCGTGAGGGCGAATGCGGGGACATTTTATTTAACTTTAACGGCAAACAAAGCAAATTCTGGGAGGCGAATGACTCATATTAAACACATACTTGCAAAAACTATCGCAAATGCAAGTAAAGCAAAACTTTATCATCAGAACAGAGATATTTTTTTAAAATACTTCGACAGCATTGAGCAATACGAAGCCTTAATATCGGCGGGTAATTTTAAGAAAATCGACGAAATTATAAAACAAAATTCATCTTTTAACTTAGATGAGTTTATTATTAACTTTAAAAACTAAAATATATGATAAAACTACATTTAGTAGAACCAAAGACTGGCAAACGCCTTAAACTTGGTGAAGATTTTGGATATTATGGAAAATATATTAATTGTTTTAAAGATGGTCATTTTGAATTAGACGAAAAAGACCCACTCGGCGACGACCCTATGTTCAACGGCAGGACTTATGGCAACGGCAGGTTTATTTTATGTCAAGGAGAGGCATGAAATACATATCAGACGCCAATCTAATCAAAATTGTTATCTTGCCTTACTTTCTTGGCACGCTAGCTTTTAATGGCATTAAGATTAGAACAGAAGAATTTTTTAACTTATGTAAAACTTCTTATGTCGATATTCTAGCTGATTATGGCAAGCAAGAAAGATTATATCGCATAACAAAACGATTAGATAAATTAGCTTGCGAAGCTATCAAATTAATCATGAATAAACAAAATAGCGAAGTCAACACGCACAAAGCTATTTTAGCAATGAACGATGTAATTCAAATGGCTATCGATAATAACTTGTTTACAAAAGAAATTGAGCTAAAAATTGTTAGTTTAATGGAGCCGTTTCAAGAAATTGAAGCGAATATGCAAATGAGCGATGAAGATTGGCTTGCACTTAGGGCTTCTGCTAAAAAGCAAGCTGAAAAAATTTATGAGATATTCTATGCTTAAAATTCTATTAATCGAAGACTCGGAAATATTAACAATGTTGTTAAAGCACCAAGCTAAAATATTAGATGTTAATTTAACTTGTGTTGATAATTTTGTTGATGCAATTATTGAGCTTAAAAATAATATTTTTAGTTTTATCATACTTGACAATTTTCTTGAAAAAGAAGATATAAAGGGAGTGGATAAAGCCGAAACATTAAAAAGCTATTCGCAAGCAAAGATTATTCTCTCAAGTGCGGATAGCTGTATTATTAAGAATGAGTGGATTGACGAAGTAATTCCGAAATCACAATTAGAATTAGTGAATGTTATTAATTTTAAATAAGGAGTAATTATGGAAATAGCGGGAATATTATTAATTGGATTTGCGGTAGTAGGAGTTTTAATTACTACTTTTCAATAAAAATAAATATTTAGAATCATGAAATACTTTACAATCGTAGGAATAATAGCACATATTGCGGTTATTCTTTATTTAATATTTTCTTTTGTTTTAGGAGATTTTAATTTTATAAATTGGTTAATAAAAGATAGAGAGATGTATGTTGGGTTTACAAGTCTTTTTTCAATTTTTTTTGTTGGTATCGGATCTTTATTTGCATCAAGTTAAAATATTTTAATTATTTTTAAAAATAATGCTTGACATTATAAAAACCCTTGTATAATATAGGTTGCGAGAGTTTGTAAAAAAACTTTTAAAAATATAAATATCAGATTAGCTCAGTTGGTTAGAGCAAGACACTCATAATGTTTGGGTCAATGGTTCAAATCCATTATCTGATACCAATAAAATATTGGCGGATAGCTCAGTTGGTAGAGCGTAGAGCTGTTAACTCTAATGTCGTAGGTTCGAGTCCTACTCCGTCAGCCAAAATCGTGAATATTTAAATGGCTAATGGAACCCAAGCTGTAGAATTTGGACATAAAAATTCAAATTCAGTTCCATTAGCTTTATAAATATTTATTCGGTGGGTCGCTCCCACAAGTGGTTTTTGAACGAAGTAAATTCGCACCAGTCAAAAACTGCTATACAGCTGGGAAAGACCGCACCACTCGGCACGGGTAAAGAAGAGTGCGAAAATACCTTATTTACGGGCTTGGTCGCTCCTCTGAATAAGGGTAGATTGTGTAGAGGAAGACTAGCCGTAGAAATACGCGTTATCAATGGTAGAAAGGTTCTAGTGCCGTCTTCGTGTGGGTTCAAGTCCCATCACAATTGCAGTTAGCCTTCTGTAAAAAGGCAAATATTAACTTAAAACAAAAAAAATATGAAAATTAAAATTTTTAAAACAAGAAAGGAATTTGTAAAAGATGCTAAAACAATTATTGATTATTCCAGTTATTTAGCAAACTTTACTAATAAAAATCCAAATATTCCTTATGCCACTTATGCTCGCTACATTGAAAAAACAATACATGGCGAAGATGCAAGCGAAGTTAAAGGATTTAAACCAAGTCAGAATCAAAGAATCACTGATTTTTTACAGGAAAGATTGATTAAACTTTTAACTAAAGATGCTGAAGAAATTGTTTTAGAAAATGATTTAGACGAAGTTGTTGTTAAAAAGTCAGATGGAAATTTACAAACAGCGATTGATAGATTAATTGATTATAGCTTGATTGATTTAATCACGCACGAAAAGAAACACATCGACCCGAACAATAATGTTTTTCTTTACATAAACGATCGTGAAGTTTATTTGTCAAAAAGACAAACGATAAAAATCAACCAAGCAATTCAAGATAAGCTTGATGAGTATTGGACAGAAAATCAAACAGAAGACGAGAAAGAAGCGACTAGAGCGGAAAGGCTTTGGGAAATGAATGAGGGGAGATAGTATGACAAAAACATTACAAGAAATCCAAGAATTTAACCGCAGGAAAATTATTTGTGCGGTTAATGGGACTGAGAATTATCAGGAGGCTTTGAAATTAGAATACGATAAAAAGGGCAATAATACAATTTCAGTTCCACTTCGAGAATATGAGGGTGAAGACCTCACGCTTGATAGAGTGTTGTTAGGCTTAAATTTTAACGATATTTCTCAGTTAAAACCTGAACTTAAATTTTACAATGGATTTATAATCACAATTAATGGTTATGCTTGGGAGTTAACCAAGCCAACACTTGAAAAGCAATCGAAAGAGACGCAAAGGGGTTTTTATGAATTGTTGGGAGGTGAAAATGAGTAAAGGTAAAGTTTTTACAGCACAAGAAGTGCAAGCAATAATTGCGGGAAATAAAACAATGTTTAGAACTGTGGTCAAGAATAAAACGCCTTTTCCTGACTTTTTGCAACTTAGAGAAGCTGGAAGTGATTGGTATAAAGATAAAACTATTTCGATAAGAAATAAACGTAGTGCGTGGGAGGATTTTAGCCTTCAACGATTCGTGGAAAAATTTTGTCCTTACCGAATCGGACAGAGGATTTTTGTTAAAGAGAGTTTCAATATATTCGCTGGGCAAGTTACTTACAAACAAAGTTTAGCTAATGTTGAAAAGTATTTTTGGAAACCAGCTACACAAATGAAGCAAGGGCAATCACGCCTAACCTTGCAAATAAAAGAGATTAGAGTGGAAAAATTGCAAGATATTAATGAGGAGGATTGCATAAACGAAGGTTTTGATTATGATTGGTTAGAAGGAAAAGGCAATATTTTGATTGCGGGGTCAATTACAAATAACTTTGCAAAAAATTGGAACGCAACCCACAAAAAACCAGAAGAGAAGTTTGAGGCTAATCCATTTGTCTGGTCAATTCAATTTGAGGTAGTGAAATGAGTAAAAGATATTATTATTACACTTGCCCTATAAAGGCTCTTTACATGATGAAGGAGTTTGGGGTTAAATATGATTTTGAAAATGAAGAAAGCTTAGTGCGAATCATTAATACTCCAGAAATCAAAAAAGATAATTTTATGAGACAAATCTATGTCGCAAAAAAATCACAAAAAATATTTAAATTTAAAAAGTCGGATTTGGTTAAATATGGTTTTGGCAGTATAGCTTTTTATTATCAAATCTCACAAAAATTATATGTAAATGAAATTATTTACAGAGATAATAAACAATTTTTTATGCCAGAGGTAGAAAATGACTAAAACAACGAATTTTGAAATTTCAAAAAAGCTTGAGGAGATTAAATTTAACAAAGAAACAAATTTTTATTATCGCAAAACTGATAAAGAATTGTTCATTAATACACCGCCAAATTTAAAATATCCCGAGGAATTTTTTTTAAAAAGCTACGATTTAGAAACCTTGCTTGATGCTTTGCCTGACATTATAGGTGGTTGTTTAATGATTTACAAAGAGGGCATGTATTACCAAGAATCTATGATAGAAGTAGCAAAACTAGAAAACGAATCACTAGCCGACACTGCTGGGCGATTGATTATTAAACTTCACAAAAAAACTTAATTAAATTTTAAATATATGAACGAATTAGAAATTTTAGAAAAAAAAATAGAAGACATTAGAAATCTTGCAAACGATACAGTGCCAGAAAAAAATGAAGACTGGCGCTATTCGACTGGGGAACTTTGCGATCGCGCTAGTCATCAAGCTAGAATTGAATTAGCGAAAAAAGCTATTTTGATTATTGACGAGCTTGAAGAGCGAATCGAGATAGTGTATAATAATAGTAGGTAAATTTACAAGAAAAAACATTTTTAAATATGAAAAAATATATAGCAGTAATTGACAAAGATTTTGGCGTAGTATTCCCCGACTTTGACGGTTGCGTAAGTGTTGGCAAAGACCTTAAAGACGCAATAAACATGGCACAGGAAGCATTAGAGTTTCATGTTGAGGGTATGCGTGAAGATGGTGAGGAATTGCCTGAGCCTACAACATTGGAGCGGGTTAAAAAAGAGTATTATGAAAATGTTTTTAAATATCAACCAATATACATAAAATAATGAA